CGGCCGGAGGCTCCGTGTGGAGCCATCCGGTACCGAGGAGCACGGCCTCGCAAGACTCTTCAACCTGGACGGGTGCCAGGTCGCCCGGCGGGTGCATCCAGATCATGGCGATTAGCCGAGTACGCGAATCGCTTTGCGGGCGTCGAGGGTCTTCTTGCCCCACAGCGCGTCGATGCGGACGTAGGTCCGAACGTCCTTCGGCTCGTACCAAACGGTCGACCGGATGCCGATTCCGTTCAGCTCTGCGGTGGCCACCTGCGCGCCGGGCGCGGCCGGTACGGCCATCGGGCGGCTGACGAGGCAGAAGGCTTGCTTGTGGAAGGCCAGGTTGACGGCGTGCGAAGCAACGATGGTCACTTCGTCACTGCCAACCGTGGAGGCCACGAGCGCCGGGTAGATCGGCAGGGTTGCCACGCCGTCGGCGTGCGGCGTGTCGGCCGTGATGACGTACGTCACGGTGCCGATGCTGCCGCCGTGGCTGAGCTGGATGAGGTCGCCCTTCTTGGCGTTGGCGCTCATGCCGCCCACGACGAGGGTTCCGCCCGCTACGCTATCGAGCGCGGCCAGCGAGCCGGCCTGAACGCCGGTAGCCGTCACGGTGCCCGCGATGCCGGTCACGTGGGAGGGCAGCACGGAGCTGCTCGTGAAGTCCAGCCCGAACTTGCGGACGAGGTCGCCGTCAGTCTGCTGCGCGGCGCTGCCGGAGACATACGCCTGGTAGAAGACCTGGTTGAACTTGTTCTGCGCGGCCGGGCCAAGGATCACTCGGCGGCTGTCCTCGGGGATGTTCAGCTCGTCGAAGCGCTGCTTGATGTCGGTGCCGAGGGCAGCAACGGTCGCCGGCGTGGTGCCCGCGGCGCCCACGACGTTGGCAACGTCCTTGTACATGCCCATCAGCGAGTTTTCGATGCTGAGACCGAGCGCCTGGGCGGCCGGGTCCATGAACTCCTCGATGAGGTTCTTCAGCGAGAAGGTGGCTTCCTTGTCGCCGATTTCAAACACGACCTGCTTCCACTGGTCCATGACGACCGACACGTTTTCGGCGGTCGGCTTCACGGAGTTGAAGCTGTCGGGGTTCACGTCGGTAGCCGTGAACTTATTGGGCATGCGGGTTGTGACCGTGCTGCCCTTGGAGGCGACGAGGTTTTCAAAATCGCGGTGCACCAGGTTCGCCATCTTCAGCTTCGGGAAAAGCTGCATCAGGGTTTCCTGCGCCCACATGGTCGGGTCGTAGACGTTCAGAAGAGCGGCCAAGGTAGTGTGTCCTTACGGTGGAATTTGCCCGCATCTGGTTCGGCTCGCGGGGCTTGAGCCGGGGGCCTCCGGCGCGTTGGCGCCAGAGGCCGAAATCGTTGTGGCTCGTGATTGGGAAGGGTGAAGGAACTACTCGCCGCGTACGAACTCGCCGGTGAGGAACTTCGCGCGGTTCGCCGCGTACCAGCCCATGTCTTTCCACTGGCTGGCCGGGATCAGCTTCGCGCCGTTGGGGGCCGTGCCCTGCTGCGGCTTGGCGCCGCCAGGAGGCGTCCCGCTTCCGGTCGGCGTCGTCGACCTCTGCAGTTCGGGGTTCTTCTTCAGGAATTCGGTCGCGTACGCTTCCAAAGGCAGCTCGACGTCCTCGCCGTACTGGCCCTTGGTCTTGACCACGTATGCGCCCGCGTCGTTTTTAGCGACCTGCGCGGCGACGTGGATGAAGTCGCGGTCGGGGTTGATTGCCTGCGCCTTTGCAAGCGCGGCGATGACTGCCCGGTTCCGATCGACCTCAGCGGCCTTAGCCTGCTCCTTCTCGATGGCAGCGTCCTTTTCGGCGAGCTGCTTCTTCAGAGCCTTCAGCTCGCGCGCCAGAGGGTCGTCTTCCTCGCCTTTCCTGCTCTTCGTATCGGGCTGCGTCGAGCGGGGACGGAACGTGCCGTCATCCGCCTTCTCGATCAGTCCCAATTCCGCGAGCTGGTCAGCGAGGGGCTTCTGGCCCGTCAGACCCTCGAGGGTTTTATGCATCCTCGTGATCAGCGCGGCCGTGCCGTTGAACGCCTCTTGGCTTACGAACTTGGTCGGGTCGAACTGTTGGTTCGTGCCGGAGTTTGGTTGCGAGCCTTCCGGTTGGCTCGTAGCGCCTTGCGGCGTGTTTTGGGTTTCGCTCATGGGTGGTGTTCGAAAGCACCCGGGAAGCCCGAAAGGCTCGGGCCTTCTGAGCAGAGCCGGCTGCCCGCCGGAAATCAGTCCCGCGGGCTGCCTGCCCTATTCAAGCCCCGTTAGCCTTCAGAGCTACTTCGGCGCGCGCGGGGGCAAACCTGTAATTCAGGGGGTCAGGACGCTACGGCGACGGGCTGCATCTTGGAAAGCACGGCCGGCGTGAGGCTCTTGAAGGCTTCAATCACGGCCGCGCGGTTGGCCGGCGACAGGCCGAACCACGGGTCGATCTTCTGGTTGCCGAGGGCCTTCTGGTGCTCCTCCTCGCGGGTGAAGCCGATGTGGACGCTCGCCGCGTTCTGCTGGACGATCCCGATAGCGTTCAGCATGCGGCCGCTCTCCTGCAGGGCGCGGTGGCCCGGCTTGCCCATGAAGCGCTTGTACTCGGCCCGGCTTGAGAATTTGAGGCTCTTGCGGGTGCGCTGCGCGACGACCATCTGCGCGGTCGACGGGATCTCGTGCGTGCCCGCCTTGACGACCTTGTGGACGCCGGCCTTCTTTACAGCGGTGAGGTCCTTCGGCGTGAACACGGCGCGGCCCTTCAGGCCGGTCTTCGTGCGGCCCTTGCCGGTGACCGGGATGTAAACGCGCTTGTTCGGGTACGGCTTGGCCGGCGCGTCTGCAACGTTCTTGCCGCCCACCACGCGCTCGTACATCTCCGTGATGGCGACGCCGGCGAGCCAGGTCACCTGCTCCGGCGGCAGCGTCGGCGCCTTGAAGCGCAGCAGCTTGTCGGCGTGCATGAAGAACGAGGTTTTCGGCGCGGGTGGCATAGCGCGCCCTTACTGCACTCCGTAGCCGTGCAGCGCCACGGGGGTCCAATAGACCACCTGGATGACGTCGCCGGCCTTCGGTACGCTCGCCGGCGAGAACGTGATGATGCGGTCCTTCCGCGTGTAGTCCATGGCCGGGTCCAGCAGCAGCCCGTTGCGGAAGACCAGCACTTGCCCCGCCGGCCATGAAAGGCCAACCGAGGGCAGCGTGGCGGTGGTGACCTTGAAGCGGTCTACTTGCAGGCGGTCGGCGGCGAGCGCCGCGGTCGCGATCAGGGTGAGGATGAGGATGATTTTCATAAAGCAAGTACGGCCGCCCGGGTGGGGCGGCCGTGAATTAAAGGAGGAAAATTAACTTCGCAGAAGACGCGTTTGCTACTCCGTCGCGCGCCGGCGGGGAAACCTTTAGCGGGCGAAGACGGAGGCGGTACCGTACTCGGCGGTGGTGGTGGCGGACTTGGCGGGGCCGCCGGGCCGGCGGATCGTGACCGTGAGGTTGCTGCCGTCCTGCGCCTGCTTCTGGAAGATTGCCGACACGGAAGCGGCTGTCGGTATCACGTACGTAGCCGGCGCGGTGCCCTCGACGCTTTGGCTTACGGCGGCGCCGTCCGCGGCGTGGGCGGCATAGGTTCCGCTGAAGGCGGAGCCGGGCGTGCCGGTGATCTCGATTCTCCACGCGCCGGCGGGTGCTGCCGGCGCCTTCACGGCGCCCGTGATGTGGAAGTACGCGAAGCCTCCCACAACCAGGAAAATCGCCACGAACAGCGCATCGGAACTTTTCATACCCGTACTTATCGGCGCGTTTGGCATGACCGTTAGCCTTCTTCCTGCGGCGGCCGCTGCCACTCAATGAAGCCCAGGCGGTCGGCGACCTGGAGCGGCTGCGTAGGGTGGAGGTCGAAGAAGCCGCGGCAGACGGCCGGCTCGGCGCCGTAGGAGGTGTCGTGGCAGATGATGCAGCCCTCCGCTCGGGTGGCGTCGCGGACCATCTGCGCCACGCGCCCGCGGCTCAGGCGCATGAGGTTGCCGGGCCGGAAAATACAGGTGTCGCACATGCGGGACAGTACGTGCACGCGGCCGCGGCGGTACACGGGCGCGTAGCTCACCGCTTCGGTCCCATCAGGTCGAGCAGGGCGTCGAGGCCGATCCGCTTGGCGCCCTTGCGCTGAGGGCTGTAGCCGGTCACGTCCTCGGGCGTCGCGCCGAACATCTTGAGGCGGCCGGAGAATTCCGCCTGCGGCAAAGCGCGCTCCAGCGGCGGCCCGATCCACGTAACGGAGCGCCGCGCCTCGTCCCGTACGAACACGGCCGTCAGCCAGAGGACGTCCGTCGCGGTCTGCGCCGTCACGCAAATGGCGTCCTCGCGCGAGGGGTGCTCCTGAATGCTGCGCCCGCTGTCGGCCGCGCCCTCGCCGTGTGCGTAGTGCACCTCGGTAGCAATCACCCACGCGACCGCGCCCGCCTTCTCGCCCGCCCGCCGGAGGAAGTCGAACAGGATCTCCTTGGCGAGGCCCTCGTTCATCAGGTCGCCCGCCTCCTCGGGGATATGGAAGTCGTAGTGCGCTCCGTCGGCGTAGATCATGCGGAGCAGCGGCTCGGGCGTCCGGTAGTGGAGCGCCAGCTCGCGCTTCATGTCCCGCAGGCCAGATTTGGCATAGGCGCGGAGGGCCTCGACGTCGGGCGTCATGATTGCCACTTGTCGGCCATGCGGCGGAAGTACTCGACCTGCGTACGGTCGACTTCGGCCCATACCTCCGGGGCGGCGCGGCGCTGGCGCTGGACGCGCTCCCACGCCTGGTGTTGCGCCGGCTCGGTTAGCGCCTCGATCCGGAGGGCCTCGCCGGTTTCCTCGTAGAGGGTGAGGGCGTCTTCCTCGCGCACCCAGGTGAGGATCTTCTTCAGGTGCGAGTACTGCGGCGCGGGGTCGACGTGCCAGCCGAGGGCGCGGAAGGCAAGCCAGAAGTCCATGCCGTCGCCGCCGGCGTGATGCGCCACGCGGACGACACGCCAGGAGTCCACCAGGCCGAAGTCCCAAAAGCGCTCGTTCTCCTCCGGGCGCACCCACAGGCGCGATCCCTCCGCGTTGTACTCGCCGAAGAAGTCCCGCTCGACCTCGGCAGCCGTCATCCTCCCGCCGCGGCCGGCTGCCACCTCCGCCCACCACGCGGCGTCAGGCACCGCGGCCCTCCAGCTCGGCTTCGAGAGCCGTAACAAGGGCGTCGAGGTGGTCCGGGTCGTCGAGCTGGTCAATGCGGGCGTGCGGGATGGCGCCCTCCCGAATCATGAGCCGCATAAAGCGGTTGGCGGTCGTCTCGCCGGCCGCCTGAACAAGGCGGCCGAACAGCGCCCTTGCGCGTTCGTGCATGTTGCTACCACGTTACCTTGGGGGGCGGGCCGCGCGCCTGCTCGCTTTAGGGCGTGCCCACCTTCACTACGTCCTCGACCTTGCGCCCATCGGGGAAGACGGAGTACCCGGCGGCCTTGAAGGCGCTCACAATGCGCGTGCGGTGGTCCTTGTCTATCGAGTAGATGACCTCGACGTCGTGCAGAAGGTGCAGGCCGTCCTTGAAAACCGTCTCGTTGCGAATGTTGCGCGACGCCGCCTTCCACTCGGTGGGGTTCACCTTGCGGTACTGCTCGACGTGCTTGCCAACCGTGCGGCCGAACTTGTCGCCGGGATAGCTGACGGCGTCCATGCGGCGCAGCGCGCTCGGCTTCCAGTAGATGCCGCTCTCGTTCGATGACGCCGACTTCACGCGCGTGTAGACGTAGGACGCGCCGCCCGTGCCGAGGTCGGAGCCGGGGCTGCCGGCGCCCTTGCGCGTGACGCCGGCGCGCACCTTTTCCAGCGTGCTCACCATCTGGCGGTTGGTGGGCAGCGCGAGCGAGTAGAGGTTTTCGATGTTGCCGCCGCCGAAGCGCGGGTCGTGATACAGGAGGTAGCCCTTCATCTCCTTGGCGAGCTTGGCCTCGCTGATATCGAACCGCCGGTGCAGGCGGCGGCCGGCCCGGTTGGCGCCGGCGTTGTCGTCCCACTTCATTTCGTACTCGCCGCGCGGGTTGTACTCGGGCAGCTTCGTCACGTCAGCGACGCCAAGGCGACGGTTCCAAAACTGTCGCAATTCGGCCACGCGCAGCTCGTCGGGCGTGCCCTGCTGCTCCTGCGCCCGCGTAATCCGTACCCACTCCGGGTCTTGGTGGAGCTTGGAGACGTACGCCTGCTTCTTGAGGTACATCAGCTCCTCATCAACCGCGGTTGCCGCCTTGCCCTTGAGGCCGGTCTCCGTGATCTTCCGCAGCGCCTGGTCAACCAGCTTCGCGTCGGCCTTGCCGGGCAGGATCATTTCGAACGTGCCCTGGAGGGAGAACAGCGTGTCCTCGTCGACGCCGTCAGCAAGGGCGGAGCGGTTGAAAGGCACCCACCGCGCGCGCGTCCCGTCGGGCCAGGTGAGGTTGACCTGCTGCAGCCTGTCCACGCCGTACACCGAGTACATGCTTTCGAACGGCACGTCGTCGTCGGTGACCGTGACGTCGCCGCCGGCGCTGAGCCGCTTCGAGTCGGCCGTCACCCGGCCCTGCTCAACGGTGAACGGGAGCGCGGACGCCGCGGGCTTCTTCTTCCCCGCCGCCAGCTTCTTCTTCGCCGCATCCCGCTCTAACTTCCACTTCGCGTAGGCTTCGGTAATCTCCTTGATTTCCTGGTCGGTGAGCTGCGTACCGTAGCCCGTCTTGAACGTCGTCTTCGGGTCGCCGACGCTGACGTCGCCGCTGACCAGCTTTTTGAAGAGGTGCTTCGACGGCACGGGCGGCATCGGCACGAGGTCGAAGTCGGACGGCAGGGGCGTGCTGCTGGTGCTCGCCGGGCGGTGCACCTTTGCCGGGTCGAGGCCGAGAGTGCGGAGCACCTGGTCCTGCGCGTCGGGGCGGACCTTGAAGCGAAGCGCCGTGCGGGCCTTGCCGTCCGGTCCCTTCTCCTGCCACACGAGGACGTTCTGATCCTCGATCTGGTCCTTGTCGATAGTGAGGGCCTTGCCCTGCCAGCCGGCGGCGGCCGCTTCCTTCACGCGCCCGGCGTTCGGGGCGTCGAGGAAGTCCCACTCATTTGAGCGGTTCTCCTCCTCCGGTTCGCCCGGGTCGGCCGGCCCGCTTTTCTTTGCTCGGCGCGCCCGGTTCGCGGCGTTACGCGCGAGGCGCTTTGCTTCCGCTTCCGCGGCCAGCTTGGCAGCCTCGGCCGCTTTCTCCTGGGCCTCCAGCATCGCCTGGTCGGCGGCGGCCTTTGCCGCGGCCGCTTCGGCGGCGGCCGTGTCCACCTCCGCCTGGCTCGCGCCGGCCTGCGCCTTGCCGGCCTTGATCCACTTGGCCACCGTCTTGTGGCTCTTGGTGACGCCGCCGCCGTTGGCGTACTCGGTGCCGTTCCACTGGTAGGTCACGCCGCTGTCGGAGAGCGTGACGGAGCCGGGCATTGTGCCCGGGGGCTTGGACGAGGAGGCCAGCGGCGCCGCGGGGTCCACGGGGTCCGCGGCGGTCAGCCAGCCCATTTTCTTGACGTACGTCGGCTCGAACGCCTCGCCGGTCACATCGTCGACGTAGTCGTCGCCGTTCCAGGTGAGCTTGCCGATTTTTGCGGGCATTCCCGCCGGGGGCTTCGGGACCGCGGGCGCCGGCGCAGCGGGAGCGGCGGGCTTGGCCGGCGGGGCGGCGCCAAGCGTCGGGGGCGGGTTATCCGCGTCGATGTAGTACACGGGCGCGGACTTCAGCCCGCCCAACTTCGCGGCCGACAGCGTGTGATTCCCGTCGAGGATGTACTCGACGCCCTGGAGCTTCACGACGGTCGCGTGCGCCTTCAGGCCCTCGCTCGCAATCTGCTCGATCTTCTTTGCGAGCAGGTCGGGCGATACGCTGTTCTGGACCGCGTGCAGGTCGGCAAGGTTGACGATCTTCACCGGCGCGGTGCTTTTGATCTTCAGCATCGTCGCCTCGGTGCCCTCGGCCTGGAAAAGCTCCTGGGCGACGAACCACACGTCGTCGTTCTTCTCGCCGACGTAGGACTTCGCGCCGTCGAACTGGCTCAGGATTTGCCCCTTGGCGTCGGGTACGAGGTCGTACTTGTCAATGTCGTCCTCGGTGATGGGCTTCTTCTTCAGCCCGGCGAGCGCCTTGTTGGCGGCCGCCTTGTCGAACGATTCGGCGGCCGGCGCGGCCGGCGCGGGAGCCGGGTCGGCGACGGGCTTCCACTCGCTGACGGTCTTGCTGAGGTTCTTCTTCGCCTTCGCCAGGGTGAGGACGCCGCCGTGCGGCGCGCTGTACTCGGTCCCGTTCCAGGTGTAGATGTTGCCGAGGGGCGACTGAATCTTCTGCGGCAGGCCGGCGGGCGCCGGCGCGACAGGCGCCGCTACCGGGGCGGCGGGCGCGATGGCTTCCCACTGACCGGTGGCCTTGTTGTAGGCCATCGGCGTGACCGCCGGGAACGGGGCGGGCTTGGGTACCGGCGCGGGGGCCGGAGCCGGCGTTTTCGCCGCCGGTGGGGCCGCGGCAGGCTTCGTAGGCGCGGGCGCGGGTTCGAACTTAAACCCGGGCTTCAGGAGCACGTCGGCGTACAGCTTCTCGAAGTCCTTCCGAATCGCGTGCTTTCGCGCGAGGGCCTTCTGGTTGAACTGATTGATGGTGCCGCCCACGGACGGGATGAAATCCGCGTAGCCCTCAATCGCCTTCAGGTAGTCGGCGTCCGGGATGGCCTCGACCGCCTTGATGGCTTCGAAGGCGTCCATCGGGTCGAGCTTCAGGTGCCCTTTCTTGGCGGCCTTCAGCAGCGTGTTGTAGAGCGGCTCCTGCTCGCCGTAGGCGCTGTTCGGGTGGTAGTCGGGCGAGAGCGCGTCCTTGCCGAGGTGCTTGAACGCCTGCGCCTTGTCGATGCCGTAGACGTTCCCGTCCTTGCCGCGGAGGAACTGCCCGGGGTGCCCGTCGTGATTCGAGATGAGCCAGTCGAGCACGTGCTCGCGCTGAATCTGCTTCAGCTCGGCGGCGGGGATCGTAGCCAGGTCGACGGGCGCGTTGCCCTGCCCGCTCGTGAAGTCCTTCTTCGCCGCGAGCGGAACCATTTTCTGGATGCTGCCGAACTTGCCGTCGAGCGTAATCGTGCGGACCTCGACGGCGGTCTTCGCGTTGACAAGCTGCGCCACCTTCGACGCCGCTTCCTCGGCCCACGGGATGATGCCCTTGCCCGGCTCCATCGGCTTGAACAACCAGTCGTTGCCGTCGGCGTCGGTCCAGATCTCCTTCGGGTGCGCGCCGCCGAGGCCCGGGGCCTTCGTCTTCAGCGTCCACGCCGGTTTCGGCGGGGGCGGAGGCGGGGGAGCGGGCGGAGGTACCGGAGCGGCCGCGGGGGCCGGTTGCGCCGCTTGCTGCGCCACGACGGGCGGCTTCCGGGGCGTTGCCGCTGCCGGCGCGGGCGGTGGCTCGGGCACGGGAATGTCCGCCGGCCACGGTGACCAGACGTGCCGGCAATTCCAGCCGCCGCCGAACCGCAGGACATTCGAGAGGTCCTTCGTGCCGTTCGACAGCTTCTTGATTTCCGCCAGCGTGTACACCTGCCCGGCCGTCTTGGCGCAGAACGGGCGGTTCTTGATGTCGCGCGGGCCGCGGAAAAGATACTTCTCGATGCCGGCCTTCTGCCAGATCTCCATCGAGACGGTGCGGTCGTACGTGACCAGCGCCGTGTCGGCATAGGTGCAGGCGTAATTCTTCAGCTTCGTGTCGAGCGTAGCCCGCACGCGCTCGATGATCTTTGCCCGCGGCGTCCCCAGGATGGTGTTCTGAATGACGCCGCGCGCCACCTCGTGGACCGCCGTCTGCCCGAGGCCCTGGAGGTAGTCGTAGTCGACCTTCTTCAGGTTCTCGATGGCCCGCTGGTCGGCGGGGGCAAGCACGACGGGCGTCACCTTCATGGCCTTGAGGGCCGCGAGGGCGTGCTCGGTCTGGTCGTCGTAGCCGGCGAGGTACTTATTCACCAGGTCGGTATAGCCGGCCTTGTTGAGCTGCTTCTGGAGCGATGCGCTGATGTTGACGAGGGCCTGCGCCTTCGAGGCGGCCTTCGGATCCGCGGCCGCGCTGGACACGTACTCGATCACCGCCGCGCGCAGCTCCGCCGCCGTCTTCTCGACGCCGTAGGCGAAGGCGGCAATGGCCTTGTCCTGCGCCGCAATCGCCGCGTCGGAAATGTCCTTGAGCTGCTCCAGGGTTTTGTTCATCGGGTTAGTAGTCGCGGTGGCGGGGGAAGCACGGCCGGCTGCGGCGCCGTAGCGCCACGACGGCTTCCGATAGCGCCTCGATCGCTTGCTCCTGCGCCAGGTCCTCCGGCGTGTCGGCCGCCACGTTCAGGCCGATCAGGTGGATGTGGCACAGCTCGTGGACCAGGTCGACCTCCATGTCCTGCGGCTCCTCGTAGCGGGTGAGGTAGTCGGCCGGGCACAAGAGCCGGATGGTTGCGGAGCGCCGCGCCAGGTGCCAGTTGATCTGCGCCTGGCTGCGGTTGTCGATCTCGGCGGCCGCGCAGATGCGCACCGAGATACGCCAGTCCTGCAAGCGCAGGATGCGCTGGTACTCCTCAAGCGCCGCGGCGGCCTGCTGCTCGGTAAGCGTTACGGCCGCCGGGTTCATGCGGCAGCCGCCTTCTTCCCGGGCTTCTTCTCGGCAGCGGCCGCGGGCTTCTTCTCCGCTTCCGCTTCATCGTCTGGGCCCTCCCCGTCTGGGCCGCCCGGGGCGGTCATTGCCGGCGGGCCTTCCACCTGCTCGATAGCCTTGCGGATTGCCTTCTCGACGGCATCCGGCAGGCTGGTCAGGATCTTCGATACCGCGAGCTGCATGAGGTTCTGTTGCACGACCGGCGGGGCGCCGGCGCTCTGGAGCGAAATCAGGTTCTCGATGTTCTGCGCCGCGGTGGAGAGGTCGAATTTGGAG